TTATTTGGTTGGCTTTTTATACCATTCTTGATGTGAATTTCTATCTTCGCCCCACGCACCAAAACCTTCATATTTCTCATTAATCATCTGGCGTTCTGCCGGATATGCCCAATCTGTAGGAATACATAAAGCAAAAGGTACACCGCCCAGTTGAAACTCAGGGTCGTCTTGTGAGATATAAACTCTTAGATTCGGGTTATTCTTTTCATGAATATAAAAGGCTATGTCTCCAAGACTTGTTATATTTTTGATAGTTTGCTTGGGCATATCTGCCAGCGTAGAAGGACCGGGATTTACTATGGTACCGGCCGATACACCTAAAGCTTCGTGCACACTGCTCCATAAAATATTGTCCCGACCGTTAACCTTATAGCCGGCAGATAGTTCTTTGGTTGCTCCGGCAGCTGCCAATGCGATTGTGACCTGTCCATTGTTTACAGCCGTCACTTTCAACACGACATCATTAAAATCATAGTCACCGGTCGTAGTAGTAATATCCTCAAAGACATAAGTAAAGATAGCCAGAGGCGGAGTTGTCGAAGGTTCCTCTTTATCATAATCGGGATTACAACCCTGCGCATGGTCTCCGACAGTTGCATTCACCAATAATACATGACCGGAGGCAGCCCAAGAGTCAAAAAAGTCATTTCCACATGTCACATAAGTAACTCCGCTCATTGTAAGTTCTCCTTTATCATCATCATACAAGGCTTTGTTAACACACAGTAGCAAAGGCTTATCCTTATCCTGTACGCCTGCATCACTGTTCAGCCGAACACTCTTCTCAAATTCCAGACTTTGGGTCTTAAAGATACTTTTACCGGCCATATTTAAAATTGCATTTTCCAATTCAGCCTTTCCCCCACAATGAATGAATCCGCTATTATTAAAGATTACATCCTTACCATCAGAGCCCTCTAATTTAAAATCTTCACCAAGATGTAAATTGCAATTATTCTGTAACCGGTAGCCCGAACTTACTTTAAATCCATCACAAGCATAATAACCATCATTTACCCAGGTAGCACTTGATTTGTTCTCATTGGCACCATCAGTGCTGTTACTATCTATCGATGTTTCATAAGATACACACTGTCCACTTTCTCCATTATAGAATTCCCCTGCACTCAACTCAAAATCAGCTTCTATATATATTATTCCATAATTAACAAGTTCGGCTTCTTTATTCTGCATGTAAAAATCATCTCCATTAATAGTAACTGTTCCTTCATTGTAAATAGAACCTTTCAAAGTAAAGTCTTTATCGTCCTTTCCGGTTCCGTTAATACATAACGTTCCACCTTTACATACAAGGATTGTTCCTTTGTCAATCTTATCAACATTGAGAGTCAAGGTAATACCGGACTTAATGTACAGTTTAGTATCTTCCGAAAGATTTATCTTATCAGCTTTTAGGTTCTTTGAAATGTAGTAAGCCCCATTCCTCACATTTCCAGTAATATTCTCCTCACTCAATTCTTCAGCATCACTCGGACAAACAAAACCGGGAGCCGGCAAATTATCAATCGTAATATTAGCAGCCCGTTCAGAAACCGCACGCTGAGTTGCAGAACGTCCGAAAGCAGCAACAAACTTATCATCTTTAAGGGCAGCAACAGTCACTTCGCAATCCTTAGTTCCCACTTGGCGCATCACGTATGCATATTCCATGGCCGACGGTGCATCAAACTTCAAGGTGGCAGTAGTTCCATCTTTCACATCTGCCACAGCAAGCACATGCGCATCATTCTCTACCTTAAAAGGATTGTCTGTCAATACTTTGACAGTATAAACAGCCCCGGTTCCCGCATTTATCGTTATATCCAGAGTACGTACAGCCATCATATTCCAATCCTGATCAGGGTCAATATCCTTTATCGGAAAATTTTCTTTTGCTTCTTCTTTCACTCGCCCTGAATCGAACAAATCTTTACGGTCTGTGCACGAAGCAAATGCAACTAATACCATCCATAGAATTAATAGTTTCTTCATATCATAATAAGTGTTAGCGTAAACAAAAGTAAATCTCTACCAAGGGGTTGACAACCTCTTTTCTCCGATGAAACCGGTAACTTATGATAAATTACTTATCAGCATAAGGGTATTCACCATTGGCTGCATCCCATTTTTCTTTAAACTCAGGCATGTGTTCTTCATACCACCTTGTATAAATTGTATGGTTCTGTGCCCAGTTTGCAAAGTAACGATAAAGAGCGGTTATCTGATTACGCTCTCTCGGAAATACCCAATCTCCGGGAATGCAAAGTCCATAAGGAGGATAAGTAGAAGCGGGAGTTACTTGGGACGCAACATGTATTGTTATATTGTTCGCATTATCGGCCTCATATATATAAAAGTCTCCATTGTCTTTCAATGTACCGGTTATAGTGATTTCCTTTTCTACAGAAGTACCGTTAGGACCACTACCGGTATTTATCAACGTACCGGGATCACAGTTCATAGCCGCATGAACCTCTCCAAATAAATCTGATTGAGAATTTGACCCGTTCGATGTATCCGTAAATCCCACCTTCAAATTCTTAGCAGCACCGGCGGCAAACAAAGTCACAGTTGCCTTTCCGGATTCATCGGGGACTGTAACTTTTAACACCACATCATTAAAGTCAAAGTCACCGGCTTCACGGGTCATGTCTTCAAAAACGTATGTATACACTTGGGGAATATCTGTGGCATCCGAGTTCGTTCCGCCACCGTTCGTCGTATAATCATAGCCACATCCGACCGGTTCTCCTAATCGTACTTGTTCTACTTTTACAAGCTGTGCACCATCCGAAAAATTTGTATCACCGGTATACCCTTTCAATGCGACCTCTAACTCACCGGAATAAGTAATACTCTCATCGGGTGTACAATTGATATTGAATATCAACTATTTAACCGATATGGGGACTAAAATAGGGACTAACGATTAAAGAGAGTCATAGCTTCCTGTTTTACTTTGTCTGCTATGTCAATATAGGGTTTCATGGACTTGTAATCTCTGTGACCTGTCCATTTCATCACAATATTAGGCGCGATGCCTAACATGAGCGCGTTGCATATAAAGGTTTTCCTTCCGCAATGTGTGCCGATTAATTCATGTTTGGGATGTATCTCATCTATTCTTTCCGAACCCTTGTAATAGGTTATACATACCGGTTCATTGACTTCGCAAACTGCACATACTTCTTTTATGTATTTGTTCATCCGTTGGTTGACAGGGACAGGAAGCGCATAGATACCCTTTATGTCCTTGTATTTGTCCAATATGGTTTTAGAGTACTTATTAAGTTCTATCTTTAGCGGCTCGTCTGTCTTAATCGTTGTGGTGGTAATATACCCATCGAAGACGTCAGCTTTCTTAAGGTTTTTCACGTCAGAATATCGCAGGGAGGTGAAGCACTGGAAACAGAATACGTCTTTCGCGATTTCAAGATGAGGCTCATCCGGGAATGATGAGTTGTACACTCTAATTAATTCGTCCCATTCGAGGTATATCACCTTTGACGGAATCGTTTTCAGTTTTTCTTTAAATGTCATAAATGCAAGTTCTTTATTGATTCCTTTGTCCGCTGCCCACCTGAGAAACCATTTGGTCAGATTGATATACTTCTTCGCGGTACGGTTCTTCATTCCGACTTCATCATCTATCTCTACGTTCATCAAGTAGTCAACAAGCTGGGATAATCCTTCGTGTGTGAGGTCTGCGAAGGTAAGATTGGGGGCAAACTTCTTTAAATGGTTCATTGTGGTTTTGTGCCTCTTATATGTATTCTCGGACCAGCTGTTTTCTTTACCCTGTTCCGTAATGAATTGCATATAGTAATCGAAGATGGTTTTTTCTTCTTTTTCTATAATTCTCCCATTCCTTCTATTGACTTCATTCCGAAATTCATCCGTGGAGGGTATATGCTCGGTTTGCTCGAAAAAAAAGAAGGCGTCATTAATCAGCTCTTCGAATCGGTTTATCTCGGCATTGATGGTCGATGCCGGTACCTTTTTCTTCCCATGGGTAGTGTTTACCTTGCATCGCTGGGCTTCAGCTACCCATTTGTTGTTGTCTACTCGATAGCCAACATTGAAGGCTACTGTGTTGCCGTTCCACTTAATCCTATATCGGAGTTTGGAATCGGGCTTGCCTTTCTCCTTGTCCAGGAGAAAGGTAGTTGTTCGTTTGATGTTCATATGCTATTCCATATTAAAAATAAAAAAATCAAAATATTCATCGGATCGTCTTATTTTTAGAGTCCATCTATTTTTTAATTCTTTATCAGGCTCAAGAATTATACTAGTATATAAGCCGGATTGTAATTCTATGCATGAGGTGTATACATAATTCCCTTTTTCATTTATATGGTAATCTTTAATTTTATAAGTAAAGGCTGTATAGCCTGATATTTCAATATTAACGATTTCGTTTTCGTATACATTTATAAAAGCAGTATTCGAAGGAAATTTATTGCTAGGGGTCTGAATCAAATTAGATATAACTTTTGATTCTAATATAGCATGCCTTCCTTGTATCAGTTGTGAAAACGATAAAGTAGGAATTATAACGAAGATTGATAATAATAGATATTTCATAGTGAATTTGTTATTTTTTAATTTTGATAAATTTAAGTAGGCAAGCTAGGCATTTGCCAGAAGATGCCGTAGTAATAACAGTATTAAGTTGCCTTCTCAGTTCTTTAATTTCTTTTTCTTGCTCTATTATAATGATAGCAAGTGACTTGGTATTAGTTTTCATTGTTTTTGATTAAATTTGCGATAATTCTAAATTTAAACAATGGAATAATATATTTTGTTTTAAAATCATGAACTATTCATAATTGGTTGCTGTTTTATTATTATATTCAAATAAAAAATATGGAATTTATAATTATTATATTGATTTTATTTAATCTGTTTTTAATCATAGCTTATTTCCGTTTATTCTGGAAGGTTAAAAACTGCAAGAGACAATATAAAGAAATTGCGGAAAGTAATAAAAAACTCCATAGATTGATAGCTATTAAATACTTGGAATTTTCATTGAGGTTTAATCCAGAATTGAAAGAAAAAATCTAAGGATAGGTATACATCTATCGTCATTGAGTTGGTTTAGTGTATGAATAATCGTTACTATGCTTTCTTTATCCATACTTGCTATTGTTTTATCATCCTTATGTTTTTCGTAGATTTCGAGAAAGAACTTAATACTCGTTTCTTTCATATCATCTGCCGCCATATCTTTAGCTATTCCAGAAGACTGGATAGCACAGAAGATTGCAGAAGCGTAATTTTTCTCAATCATGTCTATACGTGCGTTCGATACGGTGTTAGCATATAATATAATATTGTTGGCGCGTTCTTCTACTTTGGAAAGTTCTTTGACTATGTTCTTTTTCATAGACTCAACAGAATTGTTGATTTTATTGTCAATTGATATCACAGTCCATATCTGCCATCCTAAAAGTATTGTCACCAATATGGATAATACACCAGCAATAACTCCGAGATAATCTATGTTGATAGGTGTATATCTAGGAGAAGAAATCATTATGGATACTAGACTAACAATGATTGCACCAATAGAGAGATAGCAGCTCCAATATTTTGATATATAATCATTCATGTTAAATAGCTTCTTTTAGTATATCCTTATAATCTGATACCATTTTTTCTTTCTCTGAAAGTTGTGCATCTTTAATCATCACTTCTATTCTTAATTCTCTATTCTCTTGGTCAAGTTTTTTGTTATCATTCCGAATGTCTCTTAAAAGATTGGCTATTCGTTCACTGCCTTCGGACAATTCAATGATCTGATTCTTGAGATTTGCATTTTCTTCCACAAGTTCTTTCATCCTATTTATGGTATCATTATATATATGATAGAGTATGGATGCTTCGGGTGTATCTCCTACTGCGTTGATGAGTGCAGGTTGAGGCTCAACTATCTGCTCATGTTGAGGCTTAATCATATCACCTTTACCACGGAGAAGCCATTCAGATGATATGTCTTCAAATGAATTCAAAATAGATTGAACTATATCAAGGCTTAATTTTCTGTCTCCGGCTAATTGCTGATTGAGGGTGACTTGTTTTACACCTATTAATTCAGCAAACTCTCTGACTGACTTAGATTTAGCTCTTAAAACTTCTTTAACTCTATCTATCATAAGTTTACAATGTCTTATTTAAAACGTTTCTAAATATTCATTTTGAATAAAACTTTTAAGCCATTTTTATTGTTTTCTATTCAAATGAATATAACTTTGCATCCGTAACCAATCAACAATCGGTTGCAAAAGGGTATAAAAATGGCTGTCACGGTATAAACCGTGATTTTGTTCGCACCAAAATTGTTCCAACGGCAAATATAGTGACTTCCATTTTAATATCCTAAAAATCAGATTAAAAAATAGACGATACGGTTTAGTGGTGTTTACCGTAAATTAGGACATAAATAAAGCTCTTGCTAAGTATCAGCCAAACACCAATTATGCTGAGAACAGCGAGGGCTTTTCTTTTTAAGAAAATGGAAAAGAGATATGTATTGACATTGAAACAGCGTCCTGAAGGAACGTATGAGGTAAAATTGGATAATGGGCTTAATGCCATAATATCTGATAGAATTCCTCATGAATTTGTGGATATTTTTGAAAGTAGCGAGATAGGCCTTGTACGATTTATGATAGATAGTTTTTATAGCGCGAATTTCAAAGAGATTTGTGTAAGTGAACCGAAAGAATATGAAGCGGTAAAAATTGCATCAGAAGAAACTTCTCAAAGAAGTAGTAATGATATTGAGTTGAGGAAGGAGATCGTTAAGCTATTGTCAACCGGTGTTACCGATTCAGACTTTATTTATCGCGTGGATTCTATCTATAACTGGATCAAGGAGGGTAAATTATGATACCAATTGAAAGACGGATAAGCGATGATACCAGGTTGATAGATTTAACCGTAGGGGAGCTGAAAGAACTCTTTGAAAGCCTAGTTCCAAAGATTACACCTGTGGTTCCCACGCAATCTAAATCAGAGAAACGATTAGTATATGGTTTGAAAGGAATTAAGGAGTTATTCCATGTGTCAGATTCCACCGCCCGAAAGTTAAAGAACGGACCAATAAAGAGAGCTGTTTCCCAATCAGGCAGAACGATTGTAGTAGATGTGGAGATGGCGTTAAAATTATTTTCTAATAAATCTTAATGAGGTATGGCAGTAGGAAAGTTGGCGTTAGCCATGGCGGAAGAGCAGGAAGCCCGCAAGTTGGTTTCTTCTCTGGAAGAAGAGTTGTCGAATGATATTGGGAATTTTTACGAAAAGGTAGCCAAATTGAATTGCGCTCGTATTGACCACGCAAGGAAGTTGGACTTGCTGAGGAGAAAGGTAATGAAAGCTAGAGGCAATGCTGATAGATTACGATTATGAAGAAGGTGACGAATATATCGATAAGTATATGCTATGAAAGCGAGGCTATTAAAGAAGGCTGTTCGCTTTTAAAATCAGTAAGAAGATCGGTTCTTGTGAATGGGATCAAAACCTATGAAGATGAGATGAGTCCTGATATGTTTGTTTCATGCCAGGACCCGATCAGAGAGTTAGAGAAGTTCTTGCTAGGATTTAAAGAGACTAATTGCCGCAAGGATATTTCCGGCAATACTGGAAAGCATAGAGGCTTTTTCCGCAAGGTTTGGGCTGAGTTGTTTCGAAAGAAGGTCTAACTCCCTGCTTAGTTTTTGCAGATTGGCCATTAGGATTTCTTCTTGAGCTTGAAAGCCGCCGTGTCGTATGAAATCATGAGCACTTACATTGATTTTGCAGATAATTAAGCTGCCCATGCATTTAGTTTGCTCAATGAATCCCATCTCTTCAAACTGATCGCATATGGCGCAAATGACATCAGGAGAGCTATTGAAATTTTGGGCTTCTTCGCAAGAGCTTATTTGAACTTGCATATATCCGGTGGATAGCAGTTCGGTTAAAAGCTCATCTTTTAATCGGGGTGTGATAAGATTATTCATTATAGTTAAATTTAAAATTTGACAAACAAAAATAATAATAAAATGCAAGGGGGTGCATCTATAGCATATATAAATTTAAAATTTGACACTTTATTTTTATAAGATGCACCCCATAACAACAAGATTATGAACAAGATAACAAAACAAATACTGTGGATAATAGCAGCCGTGATTCTGCTGGGTGTTGCCGGCAAGTGTGACCATGACGAACAGGTTATCTACAACATGCCTGACGATGTATATCAGGCATTGAAGAAAGAGTTAGGCAATCCCTCTGATGGTCAATTGGTGGATGAGTATATCAGGAACCGTGCCCATTGGGATAGTATAGGAAATAGTTTTGAATATTAAACAGTAACATTATGAAAGAATGGTTTACAGGCGTGGTAAGAGGCATTTCAATCTTGCCTAACGGGAAGAGAAAAAAGGTAAGTGATACTTACTTGGTTGATGCCATGGGCTTCACGGAAGCCGAGAATGTATTGGTTAAGCATTGCTTTCCGCTGTATGGAGAAGCTAAGGTTATGACCTTGAAACGGGAAGTCATTGAAGAAGTATCCGGTTTCGACAAGGAACAGTGGTGGAAGGTCGTTATCGGCATATCGGATATCACCCCGAAAGGTAAGGTGAAGATTCGCAGATATAACCACATAGTGTCTGCCGATAACGTGTCTCAGGCCAAGGAAATCATCACAGAGCGGATGAAAGGAACTATAGGCGATTGGAAGATACTGAAGATAGAGGTTACCCGGTTCAAAGATATAATTATCCATTCCGATGGTACATCCAAGGATGAATTACGATAAGTTTTAGTTTAGGTTTAGCCGTCTAACCTGTGAGGGCGAAGCGGCACAAGGGCGGTTAGCTCAGGGGTAGAGCGATGGCAGTTATCGAAGAGTTGTGTGTTTTTAATCTCTTTTCATGGTATTGGTAGTTAAGTTTTTTTCTTCGGCAAAGCTATAGGTCGCGAGTTCAAGTCTCGTACCGCCCACGCATTCAAACTGAATGCCATATAGGTTACTCATTTTATCCCGGTGTGGCTTGATTGCCTATCCGGGAACCATTAAAACGAACAGTTATGAAATTAAGAGAAATACCCATTCCTACCGGATGCACACGAGTATCCGTGGAGCAGGAGAATAACAAGATAGTCATATTGTTTGAAGGCAATAACAAGGAGTTTGTATTGGATTTGACCGGGGAAACCGAGTCTCCTCCTGAAATCGGAGACCTTGCAATATTTTGGAATGCCGGTAAGGAATACCTGGCTGTCATTGCACTGTTGGCAAACAAGGAATGGGTGCCGGAATCTGAGAAGTACCCTTATAAGGCAAGTAATGAAGAGTGGTATAGCCACGCAATCAGATTCCGTAATCTCTCTCAATTTGTAAAAATAATCAAACATAGATTTAGAAATGCTCAAGAAAACAAATAATGCATCTCTCAAGAGGACCGCAGACACCGAATTTTCCCGATATATCAGGCTTCGCGATATGATACCGGGGACAACCGTATTCCGTTGCATCTCATGCGGGTTGATTAAGCCGATAAGTCAAGCTGACTGTGGTCATTACATCAATCGTCAGCACATGAGTACAAGGTACAACGAAATGAATTGCAACGCTCAATGCAGAAGCTGTAACCGGTTTGATGAGGGCAATATACAGGGATACCGAAGAGGGCTGATTAAAAAATATGGCGAACAGAAGGTATTGTTGCTTGAATCAATGAAGAATGATTATATGAAGTATTCCGAAGCTGAATACCGGATATTGATTGCCGGTTATCGGTCAAGGATTAAGGCGATATTGAAAGAAAGAAACTTGAGCTTGGCATGTTTGACAAAATGATTTTCAAAGCAAAGATAGACACAGCCGATATAGATACTATCGTTCTTAAAAACTACCTGGAACAGTGTACCGAAGGCGATGAGATCTATTACAAGTCTACGGCTTATGCGAATTTCGATGGTTGTTTCATCGAGATTCGGGGTGATACATTAAAATGTAAGTGCTCTATCCACAAGTTATACAGCAGGGGGAAATCGGGCAAGCTGGACAACAGCCGCCCGATGACCTTCGGCCATGCCGGACGGACGATCAATGAGCTGCTCTTAAGGTTATGCGCGAAGATAGAGAATGTAATAGTGACATACTATGAGATAGGGGTGACGATGAAGATGTCCATGCCGGCAGATGCATACATCAGACAGGTGGAGGAGGCCGCCGGCCGGGTGTTGTGGAACGATGCCAATTACCCGGAATTCCGACAAAAAACTACGGAGAAGAGCAAATATTACCGCAAGGTGCTCAAGATCTACGACAAGAGTTTTGAGGCAGGAGAAAAGGGACGGAATGTGGGTGCCAATATCTTACGTATCGAGACCGTGTATAAACACCAGTCAATACCGTTGGCGGGACTCCTTGATAATGCATACCTGAACAAAATCGGACGGATATTTTATAAAGATTGGTCGGAGATGCAGTTCGTCAGGGAATTGCAGCCGGCAAAGGGTGTAAAGCTGTCCCAATTGGATAAAGCCAGGGAAATTCAGAGGATTGGCGTCACTCGATATAAGGAAAGATATAAGGCGTTGTTCCAAACAGGGAAGTTGACGAAGAAGCAATGGGAAACCATCCGCGTGTTTGCCAACAACTGGCACAATGAAAAGGATAAGTATATCGAAGAGATAGGTCCGCTTGAAGCAGAATTCAAGGAAAAATTGCTTGCGGGATTCCAATCAGGGTCGATTACACCAATTAAGAAAAGAAGATAACTAATTGATAATCAATATTTTACATGATTTGCAAAAAGCACCATAAGGTGCGGATATAAAATATTGGGAATCAATTGATTACGAATAAAAAGATATAAATTTAACAATTTACGGCAACTTGTCCTATACTGCCCGAGGGGTAGTCGGGACGACTTAAGAAGGCAGTAAAAAAATAAGGAGGATAAAAATGAATTGCGAAATAAAAGGAAGAATTACGGCAGACTTGGGAAAGAGAACAGGTGTGAAGGATGGTAAGGATTGGGAATGCCATGAGTATATCGTCACAGAGATGTTCCAATACGGAAAGAATATGAAGTTCTCAATATTCAGCTCTGATGGACCGATTAGCACCCCCCTGTCGATTGGTGATGATGTGACGGTGAAGTTTAACGTTGTTGCAAGAGAACACCAGGGTAAATGGTATAATGACGTAAGAGCATGGAGCGTACAGGTAACAGGTCATCAGCAGTGACGATCTATTGGCAAACCAGGAACAGGGAAGCGATTAAGGCGATAGTTGACAGGTTTAATCTCCCGTGTTACATGTCGGTCAATCGGGAGACAAGATGCAGGATTAGTGATGATGATATGCCTCTCTTGGTAAAATGTGAGAAAAAAGGATTAATCAAACTCAGAAACAAACAGGAATCATGAAAAGAGAATTAACACCTGAGAATATTCAGGAACTGAAAGAAAATCAAATATTCGTTTTTGGAAGCAATATGAACGGCAATCACGCCGGAGGTGCAGCTAGATTGGCAGTTGAGAAGTTTGGCGCAATTATGGGGAAAGCAAAAGGGATACAAGGTCAGTCCTATGCTATCCCTACGTTGGATAAGGATATGCAGAAAGTAACTGAAGAAGAACTGCTGGTATTTTTAGGAAACTTCGGGAATTACGCTAACGAGCATCCGGAAAAGGAATTCCTCCTAACTGCCATTGGCACCGGGATAGCCGGATTTGACGCCAGCTACATGGCGTACATGGTACTTAGGGCAAACCTGCCGGATAACGTTACCTTACCAAAGGAATTTGTCAAAATCAAAGGGTACAAAGGTTTTAACCCCGATTTGACATGTAGGGATTTCCAATACGAAGAAGGTAAGGACTATGAAGAAACAGGCGATATAATGGCTTGCGGTAACGGATTTCACTTCTGCCTCCATCCGTTGGACGTGTTCGGTTACTATCCCCCTGCCATAGTTGGTATGAATAAGTTTCACGAGGTTGAGGGGACTGGCGATATGGACGTAGATATGGATGATACGAAAATTGCTTGCTCAAAAATCCACATAGGAGCGGAACTAAGTATTAAGAGTATTGTAGACGCAGCCGTTAAGTTTACGTTTGAAAATGCAAGTGGAAGAAGGGTAAGTCAGCCACAGGCAACCAAGGTGCAGCATCAGCTACCGGCAAGGATAGCATTGCTCTTGCTGCCGGATACGGGTGTAAGGCTAAGGGAGCTATAGGTTGCTGGATAGTCCTCGCAGAACGTAGAGAATGGGACGGTGATACCTACCCGATTAAGGAGGTCAAGGCGTTTGAAGTTGACGGGGAAAAGGTTAAGGCTGACACATGGTATATGCTAGTCAATGGACAGCTTAAGGAGGTTTAGCGGGAGTAATTAATTAAAATCGAATTAGAAATGAATACACAATTTGAACGGTCAGCATGCGCTACCGATGAATGGTATACGCCGAAGGAGATTATAGATGCGTTGGGTGAATTTGATTTGGATCCGTGTGCCCCGGTCAACCCACTATGGCAAACAGGTAAGGTGATGTATGATAAAAACGTCGATGGGTTAAAACAGGAATGGAAAGGCCGTGTATGGCTAAACCCGCCTTATCCCCGGCCTCTAATTGAAAAATTCATCAGCAGGATGGCAGAGCATGGAAACGGTATCGCTTTACTTTTCAATCGTTGCGACTCAAAAATGTTTCAAGACATAATTTTTGAAAAAGCAACGGCGATGAAGTTTTTGCGCAATAGGATTCGTTTCTTTCGCCCGGACGGGACTCGTGGAGATTCACCCGGTTGTGGTAGTATCCTTATTGCTTTTGGCGAAAACAACGCGGAAATATTAAGAAACTGTGATATAGCAGGTAAGTATGTTAGAATCAATTAGAATGACAAAACATGAATAAGGAAGAATTTCTGAGCAAAAGAGATGCCATCGATTTAAAGTTAAAAGAATTGAATGGCGAAAAGAAGAAGTTGGAAAAGGAATACATTGAATCCAACCAAGGATTCAATGTTGGAAGCAAGGTCTGTATAACGGTCCCGGCTCATGAAAGGATATTGGTCCCCGAAGCGAAGAAGTTAGCCTATATTGCATATTATGAGATTGATGATAACGGAGAGGTTGTTCCCTCTTTAAGACAGTTGGATTGCAATGGGGGCATGTCAGAAATGCCTTTATATGTTAATTTAAAAAAGGTTATAATTGAATTAATGTAAATCAGAACAGAAATGAATACTAAAACATTTCAAGAAGTCGCCAGGATTTGGAGTGCTGCGAAGCAGCCCATTATAAAGCATGCCACGATGTGCGCGTATATGCTTACCCTTCAAACCCATTTACTCCCATATTTTGGGACGGCGACAGCTATATCGGAAAGCGACGTTCAGAAATTTGTTCTCGACAAGCTTTCCTCTGGTCTTGCTAAAAAAACCGTAAGGGATATTGTGGCGGTGCTGAAATCTATAGTCAAGTATGGTGGGAAACATAAGTTATTCCCTTATGAGGAGTGGGAGATAAACTATCCTACAGATACCGAATCTCACCGTTTGCCTACATTGTCCTTAAACCATCAACAGATACTGATGAGCCATCTCACCGAATCCCCAACTCCTAAGAATATAGGCATTCTGCTGTCTCTGTGTACCGGCATGAGGATTGGAGAGGTGTGTGCCCTGCGATGGGAAGATGTGGATTTCAGACAGAAGGTAATCACCATTAGTTATACAGCAGGAAGGATATACAACTGCGAATCAAGAACTACGGAAAGGACTTTCACTTCTCCCAAAACACGAAATTCATACCGGGAGATACCTATCTCAAGACAGCTTCTCTTTGCTTTGAAGGAAGTAAAGAAAATATCTCCGTCCCGATTTGTAGTAGGAACATCAGAACGTCCGGAAGATCCCCGTTCTTACCGTGATTTCTTTGCCCGGCTCTTGAAGCGTCTGAATATTCCGCACATTGTGTTTCATGGACTCCGGCATACATTTGCTACCAGATGCATTGAAAGTCAATGCGATTATAAGACAGTGAGTGTAATTCTTGGACATTCGAATATCGCTACCACACTCAATTTATATGTGCATCCCAATCTCAATCAGAAACAAAGATGCATTGAGCGAATGAGCAACTTCTTAAAAATTAAATGACCCTCAAAACGATATAGATATGAAACAGAAGTTAGAAGAAGCAGCAAAAGAATATGCAGAATCAGTAATTGATTCATTCGGAACAAACGGAGTTCCTAATGGCGTTTCCGATATTAAGGACATGATTGCTCTTAGTTTTGAAAATGGCACATCATGGCTTTCAAATCAGATTAAATCTATCATCCTGGATGATACGTTGACAGATGGGGAAGTCATAGATAACATTAGTGAGCTATTGAACCAACAAGGATGTATTGGAGCGGATTAAAGAGAAAGGAGATTGATTATGAAAGATAAATCGAAATTAAAACATATAAGTATCCAATCTAAGGTGTCTCCTGAAGCGGCTGCATGTTTGGATGATATTGTCAAAAAGTATAAGTTTAAAAGTAGATATGAGGTGATGCAATATCTACTCACTGCGTTTTTGTCATACGTCAATCCTGATTACGGTGTGTCGGAAGATATAGATATATCATACGTGAACGAATTGTCAAAAGTATTTGAAGATTTCGAAAACAAAAAGAACAGAGTTATATCAACGAAGCCAAGAGGCAGGAAGTCATTAAGGATGGTAGGCTCGATATATATATTTAGCGAAATCGGTAAAAGAGGATATGTGGCAAGGAATATTAAGATAAACGGGGATGATATACATACCAACTCAAGGAATAGTGCATCATTGGAAACAGTGGTAAGACTCCTTTTCCCGTCTATAGCATCCCGATTAGACGGTATTGGCCGTACTATAGGAGAGTGTAGATATGAGGATATCATATCAGACTTGATAGAGCAATGCGGGATAACGGGTGAAGACAAATTACAAAGTGAGATTAGCAATGAGCTGAATCACATATCGCCAAGGATTGAATATGGTGTGGTCCCTAAAAAAACAAGAAGTAAAAGTGTTGATGATGAGCAAGGATTATAATTATAATAAGATGATCCAGTCAAGAGATTGGCTCACCTTGAGGAAGAAGAAGATTGGGAATAACCCATTTTGCGAAGAGTGTTTTTCAAAGGGGATTATAACTCCTGTGTCTGAGGTTCATCATGTTGTTCCTGTCGAGAGCGGAAGCAATGTGGAGGACATGAGACGATTGATGTTTGATTATAATAATTTGAAATCGCTGTGTCATGAGTGTCATACAAACATTCATGCCATGATGCATTCGCATTCGAAAGAATATATTAAAGAACGCTCAAGGAAGGACGCAGAACGATTTGCAAAAAAATATTTTGAATGACCGAGGGGGGGGAGTTTTTTTTAAAGCCCCTACTTTTCTCAAATCCTCTACTCCTACCCAGAGAGATTTTTAGGATTCTGCGTTTTTTCTGTGGGGGTAAAATAGGGATTGCAAAATACGGGTCGGAATCAGCAAAAGTAGGTAGTCTTAAAATATTTAACTATATGGCTAAAAAAAAAGCGAATAACGAAATCGATAGTTTAAAAAGGTATATAAGGGGCATTCTCCAGGAGCGGGATAAATACTCAAAAGAAATGAGCTATCAGATAGAACTACTTGCTTCTGATCTTTTGGTTTTTCGTAGGATTCGCGATGAGGCTCTTAAGGAAGAAACTACTTTAACTGTTATTGAAAAAAGTAGGGAAAATTGTGACCGGGTGAAGGAAAACCCGGTGTTCATTTTGATGGCGAGATATGCCGATAGGGTTAGGAAAGATCTAAGATCGTTGATGATGAATCAAGAGATTCAACCGGGCGGTGAAGCCGGCAAGATAAAGGAAGATGATCCGTTGTCAAGACTAATGGAGCATCTTAATAAGGAAGATGATTAATGATGAATGAGAACGTAACTGCGAAGGATTTTAAACAAGGGTTCGTTGATAAGCTGCTCAGTATAGACATTGAGAGTTATCAACTTGATTCTATAGATCTGAGGTTGCAGACTTATGTTTCCCAAGTGTGTAATTCCCCTGAAAATCATAATTTATATGAGATATTAGCCTTGTTGAAGTTCTTTCGATTGATGGATAATTACGTTTTCCGTCCTTCTAAAGTCAAGCGGTTCGTGAAATTGTATGAGTCGCTGAAATTCTCCGGGATGGATGGGCGAAGATGTTATAAGTTGACTCCGATACAGTACTTTCAATTTGCTTCGATATTAGGATTTTACCATTGGGAAGATGTGGGGGATGCAACAGGGAAGCCGGATGATTTGGAAGGTAAATATCAGCGCGTGCTTGACCAGAGAAAATACGAACTGCGGCGGTTGGTTCGCGAAGCGATACTTTTTGTACCAAGAAAGTTCTCGAAAACTACAAGCACGGCATCATTGGCTGTTAATGAGATGTTGTTTGGCGATGTGAATGCGCAGGCTTATACCGCTGCAAACTCTTACAAGCAGGCGAAGATCTGCTTCGGGGAAATATCGAAGATAATCAGGCAGTTGGACCCGAAAAAGAAATACTTTAAAGCGACACGGGAGACTTTGAATTGGAAACCGAATAAGTTTGAAAGAGAATCGTTCGTTGAATGCTTGACGGGTGGTGGTGATACCAAGGACGGGTTAAATGCCTCATTGGTAATATTCGATGAATATGCTCAGGCGAAGTATGTGAAGGATCATTCGGATGGTGCAGAATTGCTACAGGTCCTTACATCATCTATGGGTGCAAGACGTGAACCTCTGACGATTATAATTACAACCGCAAGCCGCGTGGAGGATGGTCCATTTGCATTGGAGCTGGAGAATGCGAAGAAGGTATTGTTGGGTGAGTATAATGATGATTCTCAATTTGCCAGCATCTTCCAGCCCGATGCGTGGGAGATGGATGAAGAAAGCATGGGGTGCCCCGCTGTGTGGAAGAAGTGCAATCCTCATATCGGTATTACAGTCCAGGAAAGTTACTATACCCAAAGATGGGCTAAGGCCCAACGTGATGCAGAGGCGATGATAGAGTTTAAGACGAAGCTTTTAAATATATTCGTGTCAGGAGGCATAAAAACTTGGATTTCCCAAAATTTAGCACGTTCCCTTTCCGTTAATTTGGATCTTGACTCAATAGATGGACGGCCGGAAACTATGGTCGCTATGGACCTTTCTGTAAGTGATGACTTCTCCGTTGTCGCTTATAATATATATAGCAGGAAATTGCGTAAATTCTTCGTGTGGCTTGATTGCTATATTCCGGAAGAAACCTTGGAAACCCATCCGAACAAAGAGTTGTACAAATATTGGAGGGATGCCGGCTATCTGAAGATTTGCCCGGGAGCTGTTATAAGCGACTCCATGATAGTGGAAGACGTGTTAAAGCGTAACAGGTCGCTATGTATCTGCCAGATAGGATATGACGCATACAAGAGCCAGGAGGTGGTGAATGCATTATCGGCTGCGATATCGTCTACCGGTACAGACCCGAGTAGGATTTTGCGTGCAGTCCCTCAGACGTATGGGGCATTTACCTCGCCCGTAGAAACGTTTGAGATGGCGGCAAAATCCAATCCGCCAAAAGTCGCTTTGGCGAATAATCCTATATTATCCTACTGTTTTGGAAATTGCTATCTCGATGAAGACAGGATGGGAAATAAAAAACCTTTGAAAAGAAAGGAAAATTTGAAGATTGATGGGGCTATTGCTACTTTAATGACGTTTTGGCTTTTTAATAACTATGAGCAATAAAGTAACCTATTACAGCTAATTCGTGGGTATATGAGCCGTGGTCATAATATTAAAACAGGCTCGATAAACCGATGGATAACTTTTTCAGATTTTTCAGACGAGAAGCAAAAGCGGCATCCGGGAAGAATACTACGGTATCGACCGGCAATTTTAAGAGTAATATAATTTATGCCAACACAGATGAATCGGCAATGCGTATTGCAGCCGTATATAGGGCTGTGAATCTTATATCCGGTGCCGTAGCTACCCTTACGCTGCAATATAAGAGGCGTGATAGGGCTAAAAATTATTTTAAAATTTACGACAATGGGTATGGTGCAAGGGTAAATTATCTATTGAGTGTTCGCCCGAACGACAGAATGAATTCATTTACAATGATGAAGTATCTCGTTGCAATGATGCTGCTTAAGGGTAATGCGTATATATACCCTAAGAGGGCTGTTACCGGAGAGGTGGAGTCTCTTTTTTTATGCTCCCCCGGTTCTGTTGTGTATGATGTCTACTCCAATACTTACACGGTAAGTGACTTGGTTAACGGTATAAGCGGGACATTCCCGGCATCGGAAATCCTCCACTTTAAGAACATGTGCATGGATGGAGGTTATATGGGTAGGTCTACGGTATCCTATATCAAGGATACATTAAGTATAGCCACAACTGCCAATAATGAAACCCTGAAGAGGTTTGCCACAGGAGGACGGCTAAAGGCAATCCTGCAAAACAATACCAGCGTGAAGGGATTCGGTGAATACCAGGATAAAGAACTTGATAAACAAGGACAGGATCTACAGGAGGACATCAACAAGGGTGAAGACATTTTGGTTGTAAGGGGTGATGGCACCCTGACTCCAATCAGTATGTCATCTTCCGATATGCAATTTTTGGAAATGGTGAAGCTGAATCTCCGTGATATAGCAAGAGCCTTTAATGTACCTCCAAGCAAACTGATGGATGATACTAACGCCAACTACAAGAGCGTTGAAATGTCGAATGTGGGTTTTTATTCAGAGGCATTGCAGCCCATAATCACAGAAATAGAGAGAGAATTTACGGCTAAAATGCTGAGTGTAAATACATATATGGATTATAAATTTTCGTTTAACCTTTCCAGCCTCTATGCCTTGGATGGTGACAGTAGAGGCAAGGCTAACCTGTCACGACTGGGGACGGGCCAAGCAACCGTTAATGATATAAGAAGAGAGAATGACAAGGAGCCTGTAGAGAAGGGTGACGAAGTTTATTTAAGCACAAATCTTGCTGTTTTAGGCAGTGCTAAGTTAAGCAAGGAGGGTAGTAATACGATACAGACGAGCGATGTGAAAAAAAAGGAGGAAGAAGATGATGATGAATGATGAGTTAAGAGTAGTGACATTGGAAGAACTCAAATTGCAGATGCATGAGGATTTCGGGGATGAGGATGATATCATTACAACATATGGTATTGCAGCGGAAGATGTTGTCATTGACATGACGCGAAGATCTTATGAAGAGCTTTCGGCATGGGAGGGGCGTGGTTTCCCCGTCAGATTAAAATTAGCGATATTGATGTTGGCGGCACATTTTCACCGGAATAGAGAACCTGTTGCAGCTGTGTCTCAAAACCCCGTTCCTTTTTCCGTGTCGGTGTTGGTAAAGCCATTTGTAAAACTTTCAGATAGAGAATAGAATATGTTGACCGCAGGAAGTTTGACGGAAAGAGTAGATATAATGGTGCCTATCGTTACAAGAGGCGATATGGGAGAACAGGTGGTTGAATTTACGAAGAAGGCTACCGTTTGGGCTGCTGTCCATTTTCAAAGGGGCGCGAATGTATTAACTATGGGCGAATCATGGCTTTCGCGAACTGTATCCGTAACAATGAGGAATAATAGTATAATCCATGATAGATGCCGCTTAAGGTGGGATGATAAGACTTATGCGATAGATAGCCTTAATCGCTCCAGGAGAGATGGCAGTATTACTATTGTTGCTTCGGTTTTGGACGAAAATGAGTAAATCGAGTAACCTGAAACAGGGTATCAAAAGTATTATAAAAAGGGCTGATGTGGCGGTCTCCTATAGGGCGGTCTCCTATAGAGGAACTAATAGGATGATTAAAAAAAAGCATTAAGATGGGAAACAAGCAAAAAAGGGAAATAAGATGCATGGTTGGAGGCAGATTTCAACCTCATATTAGAGAAGCCTCCGATGAGGCTCCTAATGAAAGGATAATAGAAGGGTATGCGATAGTTTTTGGGGTAGAGAGCCGGTTATTGGTGGATTACTGGGAGGATTATAGGGAAATTATAGAACCCGGTGCCATTACGGAAGAAGATCTAAAGGGTATGGATATCAAGATGACCTTATGGCACAATCGGGAGAGGCTGTTGGCTCGATCGAACATGGGTGAAGGCTCTTTGAAATTAAGCATTGATGAGACAGGGGTAAAGTATGAATTTGCAGCTCCTGATACCCCGGATGGTAATACGGCATTGGAGTTGGTAAAGCGTGGCGATCTTGCCGGCTCCTCATTTACTTACTGGTCGGATGAATCAAGCTCTGTGAGGTACACCAAGGATAAGGATGGTATCTTATTGCGTCATGTTAACCGCTTGGATGCGGTTTTTGAAATGACTATAGCAAGTGATCCGGCATATACGCAAACCAGTGTGACCGCTCGTGAGATAGAATCAACCGGGATAAAGTTAAGGGAAAGAACGCCTGTATCCACTATTGGCAGGAAGGTTGAGGAAATAGACCGGATAGAGAGAGAAGTTATTTTAAACACATGTAATATTTTATAATTATGAAATCAGGAAAGAAAACAGTACAGGAACTTTTGGCGGAAAGAAATTCTCTATTGGAGAAGAGAGAGGCCGTCAATATCCGCATGAATGAGTTGATCGATAAGGCTAAGGCTGAAAAACGTGACTTGTCACCCGATGAAAACATTGAGTATCAATCTCTGAAGAATGATTTTAACAAACATTCTCGCGAAATTCAGATGAATTTCGATCTGACAAACATGCAGAAGTCGGAAAAAAGAGAAGAAAAAAGCAAGAACCAACTGCTTAGAGAGTGCCTTCAAGCGGTGAAGAGCGCAGGGAAACCCGGTGATTTCGTTTTAGAGCGTGAATTTACAGGGTTGAATACAGCTTCTATTGAAGCCGGTGGCATGATTCCATTAACTATTAAGGATATCCTTCCTCCCTTGGAAATGGGGCTTATTTTTGACAAAGTAGGTATTCCGGTGCAGACAGGAGTAAGCGGGAATATCCAATGGCCTGTAATGGGATCGGTTGAGGCTGAAATCCAAGGGGAAACATCAGAACTGACCGACCAAACTATTGATTTGAGTAAGATTGCAGCCAAGCGTGTCAGATTAGGAATGTCAATATCGGTATCTAATCAGGCTATCACTGATAGTTACACCGATTTAGTGTCATTGATCCAGGGACAATTGCGGGCCGGAGTGCAGAGGGTGTTGAATCGTGTAATTTTCTCCCATCAGAATTTTACAAGCGATCTTCACGGTCCCTTCGCAGGTGCGAAGGCTACAGGTGCGTTCGCCGGTGCTGTGCCGACTTACAAGGAGTTAATCGCGATGAAGGGAGCTGTAGCAGCAACAGGTGTGGAAATGGTAGGTTTTTGTTTTGTCATGAGCGAAGCAATGAAAGCTGCATTGGAAGCAACTCCAATTGACGCAGGAAGTGGCAGAATGGTTGTTGAAAATGGCGCGATTGGCGGATATCCGGTATTCTGTACCGAATATATCAATTATAGCTCTAGTAAGGAGAAGGCAGAGGTAGAGTATGTTGCGGCCGGATGTTTTGGCTACTTGCCGACAAATCAACACGGAGAAGTAAGATTGATTATTGATCCGTATACTCAAGCCAAGAAGGATGTAGTCGTTTTCACCTTAAACTCTGATTGGAGTATTACTACTCTGCGTAAGGAGGCATTCGCATTGTATAAGACTGTCGGGGCTTAGTAATAATTAATACCGGCTTATCCAAGCCGGTATTAGTCTTTGGTTATGGGTTTAAATAAACGACTCTTATACAATGCAAATGGTGCAAGAAAATCCGGTGTTGCCTTACAGTTTGATGGGGATGAGGTAATGAGGATGCTTGACCGTATGCTTTTTGATAATGTAGTGAAAAAGAAGGATGTCCGTAAGATTATAAGGCAGGAAATTGCCCCGGCCCGAAAAGACGTGATTGCCGCAGCGAAAGGAGCCATGAAGTCCGATCCAAGAAACGCCAAGATAGGCGTAAAAACTATGGTTTACAAAAACGCCACAGGTGCTAATGTCAGCCTGTTTAACCGCAAGGGAAGTGCGAAGTCGGTTAAGGAATACAATCCGCCACGAGGTGGCAGGTCAGGCATTAAGAGAAATCGGTCGGTCAGCAAGGATACTGCCCGGATAAATTCTTATCGTGGGCGTGACAGGGCTTTTATCCTGAGATTTATAAACGATGGAACAGAAGGCAGACATGCCTTTAAAAAGTCCAGGAGCAAAAACAATCGTACTGCCTATAGGGGAGCGATAGCGGCTAGGAACTTTTTTGGTGTGGCTGAAGAATCGATGAGGCGTGCGTCTGAAAGGATTTCCGACAGGGTGGTGCGATTAATAACAGAAGTAAGCGAAGGAAAATGAGCATATTGATAAGTAAACATATAGTTAAACAGTTAAGTGCAGATCCGGAAATTGTAAAAAGTGTAGGTGATCGGATCTACCCGATAGTTATCCCGGAAGGCTCCAATTATCCGTTTATCATGTTTGAGGACTACGGTTCAGGACCGGAGACAACGAAAGATGGTACATGTGAAGACAATGCGAGCTGCAATATTGCCATAGTAGCGAAAAACTACAATGAGGCGGTTACTGTGGCAAATAAGACACGTTATGTACTGGAAGGCAAGTTAGCAAGGTACGATGACTTCGAAGTGACAGAGTGTAATTTGGAATCATGGAGTAAAAACTATGATGCAGACTTACCGGCATACGTGGTAAGACTGACTTTGAATTTTAAAACGATTGATTTTTAACGATAAATTGATAGTAATATGGGAAAAGCAAAAGTATTGAATGGTAAGGACTTTATGATTTTCATGGGTGGTAAGGCTACAGCGTTGAGCACCAGCCATAAACTAACCTTATCAGCTGAAACGTCCGATGCGGCTAGCAAGGATGATGGTATGTGGGATGAGAGTGTGGTTACAAAGATGTCATGGGAGGCATCGACAGAAGCATTGGTTAGTGCAGATCCCGAAGTAGAGAGTTTTGATACGATGTATGATAAGTTTATTGCCGGCGAACCTGTGGATGTTGTATTGGGTATCCCCGCCAATCTGAGCAATGATGGGGTCCCGGAACAAGGATGGAGTTCTCCTGCCACCAAGCAGAGCCAAATATACTATTCGGGCAAGGCATTGATTACTACGTTGGAACGCACGGATGCCAAGGGAAGTAATTCTTCCATGACGGTTAGTCTTAGAGGACAAGGAAAGCTTGATAAGAAAACCGGAGCAGGAGGTTATGCTTTAAAATCGCCCGTGGTTCCATCAGTTCAGGAAGAGGTTAACGAAAAGGAAGTTGAATGATGAGAACAGTGACTATCAAAGGTGTAGAGTATAACTTAAGATATACTCTACGCGCTTTATTTATCTACGAAGAGCTGAAGGGAGAGCCGTATTCTGGTGCTAAGATTATAAATAACTATATATTGTTGTTTTCTATGCTGCTTGCCAATAACAAGGATTTCTCTTTGAGTTTTAATGAGGTGATTGAGGCATGTGACGATAATCCTTCTATTTTTCAAGAGTTTGTTTCTGTTTTGGAAGCGGAAAATGAAAGGGTAAGAAAAATGGCTGGGCATGATTCGGATAAAAAAAAAGCGAAGAAAACCGAAAAGGGATAAGTGTCATAAAACTATATGAAGAGGTAGTCGGTAAGGGAGGGCTTTCGCCCGAATATTTTTTTGACTGTATGACATTAAACGAATGTGCGGCTTTTATCAGAGGCATGAACCGGAAAGAACAAGAAGCGTGGGAGCGAACGAGAATGTTGATGTACGCTGTTGTGCAGGTGAATTCGAGAGATCACCTTACACCTGACGCCTTGTTGCCTTTCCCATGGGATGAAGATCGGGAACCTATAGAAATAAATATGGACGAAGTTAATGAGCTTCGCCAAAGAGCTAAAAAATTTGAATATGAGTGACGCTATTGTTAGACTGTTGTTGAATACACAAGGATTTGACGGTAATTTGAAAAAATCAAAGAATGAGATAAGCCGTTTTAGCGATTTTATGGCAGGTGCCGGAGAGACTGTTGCTAAATTTGCCGGAGGTTTGGGGGCAGCAATGACAGTCGGGGAAGCTTTCAATAAAACGTTGCAATCAAGCCAGGTTTTAGGCGATATGACTGCAAGTACTATGCAAGCAGCTAAAGAATCTGTAGATCAGTTCTTCTATTCCATAGGGAATGGGGAATTTAGCAGCTTCTTAAGTGGGTTGGATGAAATAATTCAGAAGGCAAAAGAGGCATATGCGGCAATGGATCAGTTAGGGAACACTAAGATAAGTTATGGCTATTTTAGTTCTAAAAATGAAGCTCAAATACAAGAAGCACAGTATGTTGCGAAAAATAAGTTTGCTCCTTTGGAAGAAAGGGTTAAGGCTTTCGGGGATTGGCGGAAAGCCTTAGAGCAGCAAAAACAAATCAATGAAACGCTAAGGAGCGATTTGATGAGTGCTATAACAAAATCAGTAGAGTCTGAGATAGGCACTGGTAAGATAAAGGTTGGTTTTGAAGATGTAGAAATGGCTTTAAAAATTGATGTTACCGACCCCGCCAAGAGAGGCGAATTAAAAGAACGGTATTCGAATTCATATAACGCCTATCAAGCAAGGAAGGAATATCTTACAAAAGCAAGAAAAGGCGCATCGGATGAGGCTAGAATTGAGGGGATTGATAAGGAATTGGCTGAATTGGACAATATATATAAAGAGACTATCATAGTTAACGCAATGCTCAATAAATACAAGGATGAAGAGTTGAGTAATATTGCTGCCATGGCTTCGGAGTACCAAAAAACATCATCAGCCTTAAATTCGATTAGCAGGGAGTACAATGAGACCGCTAACGAATTTAACAACGCAAACAAAGCGATAAAAGGGTTTGTTGCGGTGGCTAGCTTGGAGGGATATAAGGTATATACCGGTGAAACAGGGGATAAAAAGCCTATAAGGGGAAAGAGTGAATCTACGGATTTTCGAATGGCTTCATTCAACGCAGAGAACTGGGCGAATGAAGAGGCCAAAGGCTTGCACAATGCCTTACGGAAGAAGATAGAGTCAGGAGAGAAGATAAAAATCGTTCCCATCGAGGTTGATTTGGACAAGATAGATATTGCGGTAGATAAGGATAAGTTGCCTGATTTTTCTAGTCAGATAGATAAAAACAAACAGTATGCAGAATCGCTAGGTTATATAGGAGATGCATTTAGCAGCATAGGATCTATTGTTGACGATTCCAATGCAGCAGTAATACAATATTTCGCAAATCTTATAAACTCGATGGCAAGTGCAATTCCTATGATTGCATCTATGGTTACTGCAAAAAAGGCAGAGGCTAACGCAAACGCCGAAGCCGCAGCTACAGGCGCAGCTTCTTCTGTATCATCCATTCCATTTGTGGGACCTGCCATGGCTGTAGCTGCGGTAGCATCTATTTTAGCCGCTTTTGCTTCTATTCCCAAATTCGCGGATGGTGGTATTATTGGAGGTTCCTCTTTCTTTGGAGACAAGATGATTGCTCGTGTTAACAGTGGAGAGATGATATTGAATCAATCTCAGCAAGGGAGATTGTTCCAAATGATTAACAGCGGTAATTTGGGTGGGAATGTAAAGGTAGATGGAGAGATCAAGGTGCGAGGGAAGGCTATGTATATAGCTATTCGGAATTACATGAAATCAGAGAACATAAAATGGTAATATGGGACAGAGATACACAATACCTTTTAAAGATTTTCGCAACAATTCTTATGAGGTAAGAATATATATAGATGGATATTCCGGCACTGTATCAGAGTTGCGTGGTGCGCCATCTGCTTTTGTCGTGACGGGGGATGATGAAGGTTTTATTTACCAACCTGTCCGCACGTCAACCGCTACGATTAATATTCTTGATAAGAATTTGTTACTGGATCTGTTTAGCGTAAATAGTCAGTATGCTTCGGTAAAGTTATATAAGAATGGCGTGTTGACATGGACAGGATATATCACTCCGGAACAGTTTACACAACCCTATCTGCCAACCATTGACAACATAAGCGTTGACTGCGTCAGTGCCATAGCCACACTTGAAAACATTAAGTATGAGCAGCAGACAGAGTCGGGATTCATCACCGCAATGGAGTTGCTAAGATACCTTATATCTTCCGCCCATGGTGGCTATGAGTCCGTATATATCCCTTATGTGTATGCATCATCTTCCGCTGCTTATTCTTCGGGTGAGAACGTATTGGATAAACTCAGATTCGCGGAAGAGAACTTTACCTCAGACGAATTGATGCTGGATGAAGTATTGACCTATCTTATGCAGTTCTTTTCATGGACGCTGTATGATTACGAAGGCAGCCTGTATATCATCGATGCGGACTATACCGGTCAGTATCGCAAGTATAACGAGGCATTGACATCTTACACAATGGTGTCGGTGAATGATGCCACATTGCAGGATATCGGCTTCGCCGGCAGTGACAACACCATTGACGTTTTGCCCGGTTATAATAAGGTGACAGTCAAAGCCGTCAACAATGTGTTTGAAGACTTGGTGGTTAATGAGGATTACGATTACCTGGAATGGGCGGGCGGTTCGAGTTACAGCGATAAGGATAAGTATGATATCAAGAGGTTTCTGAAACCGAAGGAATGGAAGATGTATTACTACGATCAGAACCGCCACGAAACCATACTGAGTACTAATATTAACGATAACATATTCGGGGCTGTCCTGATGAAGGAAGCGTTGTTTACCGGTGGCGGAGACCCGCCGGGGGATTATAATTGGGCTGACAGCATCCAGATGCGGTCTGCTACGGTAGATGGCGTGATGGTTTTTGACGAATACCAGAAGGAAACCCTGCCTGCCTTTACAATGAGGGGTCCTAATGCGGTCTGGAAGGACGGTGCCATCGGTATATCGGGAAGCATGCGTTTCCCCTCCGACAGCCGCATGAACTATATCTATGACGGTGACATGAATATCTCTGCCAATATCCCTTACGCATGCTCCCTTAAAATCGGGGATAAGTATTGGAACGGCAGTGGATGGCAATCCTCATTCGTCCGGTTTGAAATCGTTTTCGAAACGGACAATATCAAGAACTGGGCGAATGTGAAGAGTACGAAAACGCCCGATATGCCATATAGCGGACTGTCCGGGCACATCATCACTCTTCCATCGGACGTACCGATTATCGGAGAATTGGAATTCACGATGTACTGTCGCAGGCAGAGGGTCGCTCAGGAAGTCGGTTTTATCGCATACGGTGCTATTTTGAAGGACTTCCGGTTTGAATACAAGAAGAAAGACGGGATCATTGATGAAGGCGAAGATGGTGACCGCTTGTATGAGAATGTGGTCAACGATAAGTTCATGTCCGAACTTGACGAAGTTGAGTTCGGCATAAGCTCTTATAATGCGGACGGGGCTTCCTATAGCAAGGCATTGTTGGAAAATGACTTCTTGACGGATAACCTGTATTCCGTCATCGAGGATAAACTTGTCAGACCCGAAGAAGCCTTCATCCGAAGAGTGATCAACCGTTATAAGGCAACCCAAATCAAGTTAACGCAGGTGATAAAAAACGATGGTTCTATCCATCCGTTTACCCAGTTGTATGACAAATCAGCGGTTAATAAGAGATTCATGCTGCTAAGCGGTGTATGGGACTATGAACAGAATAATATCCAATTAACGATGATTGAGAATGGGAATTAAGTCAGAGATAAGAATAACCAATAGGGTAGTCCCCCGCGAGCGGGATGGAAAGTACACATCCCGGCTTGTAACGGTCTCATCCGGTGGAGGGGATGTATCCAATGTGGAGCATGCTAATTATGCGTTTACATTGGATGAAGACACCCCTGTTAAAGATTGGTTTTTGTCTGCATTGTCGGATGATGAGGCCGAAGGGGTAATTAATTTTATAAAGGGTATAAAAATTGCGCAAAACTTAATAAATAGAATCATTAATAGAAATGATGAAGGTGTTGAGTATAACGATAATGATATAATGACCGCCTTGCGTGTCATGAAAGAAATAGAGGATAAGGTAGGGGAGATAAAAGATATATTTTTACGCAAGGACATTCCGGATTGTACTGATTTCCTGATAGATTTTTTTGGTGGTATCCACGTTGGCAAATTTGTTAGGGGCATGATTGGTGGAAGCGGTACGGCGTTCACCCCTGACGGTTACGGAGAGATGAACGGTCTGACTCTCCGTGAATTCCTTGAAGTTCCCGAGCTTCGCTTTAATCGTATTGATGTTGTCAGCGGAGAGTTGTGGAACTCCATCGCTTTCGGGCTGATAAAGTCCGTTGACGCGGAAAAGAGGATTGTCGAGCTGAAACTGGAGGATGGGGAACGTTCCGGCCTGCACGTGAATGATATCTGTAGAGGGATATTCAGCAATTTCGGTAATGGTACTCAGAGTAACGGAACGGATGAGTGTGGTTTCCAACAATTGTACGGTTTCTCAACCGCATACTTCACGCCTACGGAGATTATAGAAAATAAAGCCGGTGTATTCCGGTTTAGATATGCATTGAAATCCGGAACGACGATGCATCCGTGTGCGTCTATGAAGTTTGCCGTTTACGGAAACTTCACCGACAGATCCAGACAGGCATCGGCATACAGCACACGGACTTACAAGCGATATTTGAATAAGGTAAATACGTGGGTCATAGACCCCGACAAGAATATATATGCCCAATATGGAGACTTGGAAGGTTTGGTTATCGGCGGAATGACGATGCACGGATACGGCTCGTTTCAAAGCAACTCTTACTTTACAGGCGTCCAGATACAGTTTACGCCAGAACAAAAGGATGAACTCAAAGGTGAGGACGCATACGGTGTTAACCTATCCAATTATGAGGACGTGGTGACTGTTGACGATGAGGGAAACATAATCGGCGGATTAACGGATTTGATGAATGTAGTTTCTGCAGGAAGTAATGTTGTAGCTGCCGGACAGAATGTCGTGACAGAGGAATACAGGCTGAGGACTCATGTACAGGCGTTTAAAGGGTCAAAGGAGTTGTTTTATTCGCCTGTGTTTGCTGACGGAGGATATGTGCTGTCTCTTCGCGCAGTTGGATGTACGGCTATGGTGGTTAGTGGTGTTGTGGTGGTTACATCCATCACCGACATGGATAATTGCTATGTTGATATATCGGTTAACTGTGAGGGGAACGCGCTATTCCATAAAACATATACAGTGAAGGTTGTCAGGAATGGTAGAAGTCCGATTACCGCCGATATAGACAATGAGATGGCCTCTGTCGCATGCGACCAGAACGGTAAGGTCCTGTTAGGCTTGCCGGTAGAGACAAAAGTCAGTGTATGGTACGGCACCGAACCGTTGAAGATAGATAAGATAGACTTATCGGCACCGGCCGGTGTAACCGCTTCGGGTGATGCATCGACAGGCACGGTAAGGGTTACAGGAATAACGGATGCGGCTGAGGATACGCTTCCGATAGGCATTGTTGTACACGCCACTTATGCAGGCGACCAATACAAAAAGAGTCTGTTGTTTACGGTTAACAAGGTGAAGGCTGGAGAGAATGCCGTCATCTACCAGCTACAGCCAAGTGTTAATTCCGTCAAAATGGATGAGGAAGGCAATTACACTGACGCGTCGGTATATTGTAAGGTAACGGTAACCGATGGGAAGACAGTCAGCGAGTTGGATGGGCTGCCGTCCGGATTCTCTATGAAGTACAGTTCTGACGGTGGTCCGGAGTCGGATTACAATTACGGTTCTTCCATTAGTTTCGCCGGCAAAAACAAGTCGGTGAAGTTTTTCCTTTATAAGGACGGTACGCTCGTGGACCGAGAGACCATTCCGGTAGTCATTGACGGAAGAAGTGTCGTAGTGGCAGAC